CAGCATTGTCAAATACTTACAGCGTTTTACAATCTAGATTCGTGAGCCTCAGAGAAGGCGCTTTGTAATAATAGGTCTAAATGCATCACGAAGTGAACGATGTGCAAGTTATGAATTTGACCGTAAACGGCAGAAACGAATAATTAACTGCATAGTAGAACTTGAACCTTGCTAAATCTTTCAACATGTTCCATATTCTAGGAAACTAAAAAACTGTTAATGTTGTCACCTATATGGATCTTAGCGGATAGTTCCAAATAGGGCATAGACAAAGAAGATATCTTAAAAACCCAGGTTCAAAATGCATTAGATGTAAAAGAACGAGTTTATTATACATCGACTTTTTATTAAACCAATAAGGCACATGTATAAGATGCGCAAAATACGAACCTTTAAGAATTCCCTTCATGGACAACTTCCAAGTCAGAATGTAATTGAGAGACGCAGCATTCATAGCAGCTCAACTTTAAGATTAAGCCTCAGTCTAAGCTAAGGAAATGATATTCAGAATGTAGACGACTAGAATTGAAGAATTTTGGAGGGTAAGAGAACTTATCTTCAGACATCCTGATCAGTAAGCCGGCAGAATGATCCATAAAGCTTTCAACAGTTATGTTAAAATAACAGGAGATAAACCAGCTGCGTTAATAACTCTACTATTTGGAAGTTTGATCGCAACGGGTATTGCAGCAGTAGTAGGTCTTTATACGAGATACTTTATGAACCGAAAGACAACCATTAGGTAATAAACTCCCTACAGGAACATTTGCGGTAACTTATAGAATACGACTCATCATACCGGATATAACGTTACCCATAACGGTTTGTTCATCACACAAAGAATGGTCCGAACTTAAAACCAATAAGCTATACAAGCAATCGTTTTCAAAAGGAGCCCTTTAAGATCGATGTAAAAAGATTTTGCATTAATGTAAACAGATATAATAGCATCGAACCTCAGAGTCTAATTGTCTTAAATATCGGCCCGAAGCAGTTTCCACCCGGAATGTACACTAGCACGCTAAATCGCAAGATAAGCTTACCACTAGATTAATAGTGCGTACGTCTCATTCGGTTCAAGGTCATAATGTTGGACACAAAACCCTGCACTAATGATATGCGATAACCCAGCTATGTCATTCAAGTCATCACACCCTCAAAGTTTAGGTGTATATTCGAGTTATCAAGATAATGCTTTGTATTTACAAACCCTCTATAACACTGTTGACGTATGGATGAGAGCAAGAAAACCTGTTACGATGGTATCATACGACGGCATACATAACGTGTCATAACTAATGGCCTCGCTCAAGTTTTTCAAGAAATACGCAAGTCTGAAAAGTTACAGTTGGTGTACTTGGCTACCTTATTCAGAGGTTAAAATCTAACGTAAGATCAATCAAGGTTAATACACGTTGAACATGAAGCCTTCGAATATGAGAGGATGCAGCTATTTCAAACAAGACATAAACGGCAATCAGGGATTTTAAGCAGACTTACCCGGTATCTCAGAATTAAACAGAATAGCAAATATGATGTAACTAGATGTTATGATAGTAGGTATAGCTCTTCACGACGGTATATATTACGGACGAGTAGTTTTTATGAAAGGATGTAGAAATAATGCATACGGAGTCAACAAATCCAAAGGTATTATAAACCAAATAGGCAACGTTAAATATGATCCTGATACATGCCATATACAGTCGCTCTTAACTAATAAGTAGACCGCTATCAGTGCTAAGCAGACACAAGAAGGGAAAAAGTTCATGTTCGGAAAAAGACTAAACGAATACGTCGTACCCAAGGAGATAAGTACAGTCGTAATTCCTTTCCACCACTTTGGAAAAATTTAAAGGTGCCTTTAGTACGTCAAACAAAATCTTAATCCCATAGGAGACTTAATATCTTTAGCTACAGATGTCACCAATTACGGTATATTACAACCAGAATACAAACAGGTGTAAACAGCAACGGATAACTGTGCTTATAAAGCAGATCTCATGTACGGTGGTTTAACCTAATAGAAACGAATCTTAAAGACACATAACATTTTCGGTAAACAAATTTCTTTACCCACTTTAAGAAGAACCAGAGTTTTAAAGAATCCACTAGTAACAGGAAGAGACTTACCGAGAGGGACTCAAGTAACGTAAAACAGAGGAGTATTACACGTTTGTTTCGAAGGGGAACTCGGACATAGACCTAGCACGTAATTACAAGATAATATGCCAGTCAGAGGAAGACCCAGAAAATTAGCATAGGAAATTTAAAACTTAATTAACCAGCGTTATTAAATCGTACCATTCGTATACTAATAATTCGGCTCTCCACTTTACTTCTAAGTAGACGGCTCAAAAAGCCCTTCGTCCCATCACATTTAAAGGTTCAGGTATTACTAACCAAAATGGAACAAGACCATAATACCTTATTATAAGATCATTCTATATGACAAGGACGGAGCCCATGTCTATTAGAACGGTTTTTTACCGAGCTATTAAAGATTGGTCAGCTTCTGCACATGCACTAACAAAAAGAGATGGATAATGTATGTGAAAGATTAATACGGAAATCTAGTTTAACATGCGATGACCTAAACTTGTCCCGTGAACGCAGTATGGATGTTGTTTGGTAGACAAGGAAGTGCTAAGGTAAATCACGACCCAGTTTTGATGAGAGAGTTTGCTTAATTCTGTTACCGATTTCTAGATGATTTGACAGACTAGATGGTTCAAGACGGATTTAAAGTTCAGAAGAATTAGAAACTGAAGGATTAATACATATCTCACATAAAGTAAATTGATCCGCTTAGAGCAAAAAAGATAAGCTAAAATTGGGATAAACTCATAAGGAAAAATGAGACATATACCATGATGACGAAGTGCGGATAAAATCATACTGTTTTAAAGAAAGGAGATAAGTCGAACAAATACTCATTTAGACCAAGATGTGTGTTCTACGGGCCACTAGCAGTAAGAGGAAGAGCCGGGGCAGTAATCTATAAGTTGAACAAATGGATGAAAAAACGGCTCCCAACAAGGTTCCTGTCAAAAACTTCTTAATAGGTATTAGCAACGATTATGCTACTGAAAGATTATCCTTATACTTATTAAAGCGATTTCAGCGCTTTTGACTCAACTCAATCATACATACTCAGACTCATATATGATTACACATTAGCCGCTCTTTTAAGAAGGAAAAATATCATATAAGACTACCCAGATTTTCATAAAAATTAAGGGAACAATCATGATTCGGAGTATTATGCAAAACTCAAAACTAACATTTAGTGCGTAATAAATGAAAAGATTCGATCTCCTAAGACGACGCAAAGAAAAAAGGTAAACGGTAAATGGGTTGAGTATTAGTCTAATTATGTGACTGAAACAGTTTTCAAGTTATAGGCGCAGTTAGTTGGTACAGTCTTTTCAGGCAGTGTCGATGGGACAACGTATAACGGAACAGCAAGGAACTAAGCTTTCCATTTGTTCGCAATAATTAGATCGCTCGAAGCTAACAGAAACGAGTATAGCTTCCAATAGGCCTACAACGCGCTTCCAAGAAAAGTATGTAGAGACGCTGACAATAATCGTTACAGATGTCCGAATTACCTGCAAGTTTACGATCTCATAGCATAATTCATCAAACTTTTATTTTCAGGAGACGACACTGGCGCAATGGCAAAATACGGAGCAGATTTGGACGCACTTCAAA